TTTCATAACTATTATTTTAAATGTGTTAAATATGATTTGTAAGCTAAATAAACTGCTTGTATCTGTTTGAAATCATCTGTGTCTCTATCAGTTTCGTAAGTTTCATCAGATGCAAAGAATAAATCCCAATCTTCAATAGTTTTTTCTTTACAACCTATTTGAATTAAATCACCTTTTGTTCCATGTGTCCATTTGCAAAACATAGGTACTCTGTTAGCATTTTCGAGATTAGCACCTCTCAAGTTAGCATTTTCGAGATTAGCATTTTTGAGAAAAGCATTTTCGAGATTAGCATTTTCGAGATTAGCATTTTCGAGATTAGCACTTCTCAAGTTAGCATTTTCGAGATTAGCACCTCTCAAGTTAGCATTTTCGAGATTAGCATTTTCGAGATTAGCATTTTCGAGATTAGCACCTCTCAAGTTAGCACCGTACAAGTTAGCACCTTCTTTTAATGCTTTTAATACCGCTTCTTTAATAGTAGCATTTTCTTTTTCGTAAGTAAAAATTATACTACCTGTAAATCTGTTTTTAATTTCAATTTTAATCATAACTTAAATCTTTTCAATAGCTTCAATAAGCTGTTTAGTGAATAATTCTTTTTGTCTAATTGTAGCATCTAGGCTTTCTTGTACTTTGTCGAAATCTTTAGGCTCGTAAGGAAATACAAAACCTTCATCGTTTAAACTTTTCATTGTAGTTAATTTGTTTTCAAGTGCTTCAATTCCATCGGTGCAATCTTCAATCTGTTTAACCAAATAACTACACGAATCAATTATCGGTTTAACTTCTTTGAATACAAACGGCTTTTCACTTAGTTTAACACATTCCTCAACTACGAATTTACCTAGAATGCTTTTTGTCATTTGTTCGTTATCATTTGCCATATCTGCAATTGTGCGAACGATTTGTTTTGATGTTGTCATGATTTTATTTTTTGTTTACTGCCTTATTGACCTTACAAAGGTACGAACGTATTTTAATAAAACAAGTTTCTGAACATTTTTTTTCACAATTATTTGCACAACTAAGTAGAACTACGTAGAAAGAACTAAGTATAAATACGTAAAAAAGTGCATAACTGTAAATAGTTTTTACAAAAAATGTGTAAAATGTAAAGAGTATTTAATACAAATTGCGTAAAATGTCAAGATATATTGATACATAACATAAAAAAGCCACCTACAATCCAATGTGGTGGCTTGAAAATCTACTCGTATTGGTGGTAGATTTGTGTGCTAATATACTAAAAAATGTTTTACAAATTGTTTTTCATCTTCCATTTTAGATAATCAATGAATGTTTTGTTGTTTATTTTGTAGCTTGACTTGTTACAACTATTGCAACTCATATAATGTTGAATAGTTCCTGCTGGTGTTGTGTAAGTTTTACGTAATCTAATCTCATAACTTTGGCAATTAGGGCATCCAAATTTTTCACCGCCACGTAATACTGAATAATTTACTTTCGGTTTTGTATAAGGTTGCAATTCTTCAAATACTTTTTCAAGTACTATTACATCCATGTCGCAATACTCAACCATTCGCTTTAAAGCATCTTGATCCTTTTCAAAAATAATTGCTTTCCACATATCAATTCCTTCATGCTTAATCTTTGCACCTACACCCAAATATTTAGCAATGTAATCTAGTTTATTAGAATTAAAATTGAACTGACTTTTAGCGTGTTTAAGCGTGTCGATAGTTTGATACTGTGGGAACATTTCTAAACGATGAAATAAACAACGTGTTCTAAGCCATTTAATATCGAATCTATCCCCATTATGTGCGATTGCTTCATCTGCTTTGTTTAGTTCTTTAATAAAGGCTTTTAATAGCTTTTTATCGCATTGGTTTTTATCCCAAGTCAAGTTATGTACTTTGTCGCTACCTTCCCACTTCCAAGATACGCAAATAATAGCACGTTCTTTTATTATGTCATCAGGTTGTATAGTTAGATTATAACCACTACGCCAAAATATACCAACGTTAAAAGAGGTTTCAATATCGAAAAACATTCGTTTCTTCATAGTTTCAAGTTTAGTTAAATAAAAAAAGCCTACGTTATGCAGGCTTAAAAGTTTTTTCGTAATCGGCAAGTCTATTTAACCAACCTTTTCTGAATTTAGCATTTTTAGTTCCAACTTCAGATATTGCTAAAAAGAATTGCTTTCTTAATCTTATCAATTCGTTGAATAGTTTTAGGTCGTTTATAGCATTTGCACCTGCTACTGTTTTCATTCCTATTTTACCATCAACTGTTACATTACCACCGCAATTATTAATTGCTTGTTGTAGCGTAATTCCTGCACGTGAAGCACCCGAACCCCAAGCCATGCCTGTTACTATTACTGCAATGCTAAAACACTTGTAATCGTCTCCTTTTACGCTATCCCAATAAAGTGATTTGAATACCTTAAACCAATCTTCATTATTCATTTCAAAGAATCGAGTATTGTTATTTTTACCGAATACTGAAACCCATACTTTGTAGGTAATTCCAATATTTGTATGATAACCGCTTTTACCTTTGTACGGTGTAGGACATGGATAAGAACTTGCTGAATCGTTTGTATCTCTAGAAAGTACACCTTCCCACTTTTTTGTAAAATTAATGTATGTTTCTAAATTCATTTTGTTAAGTCTTTACGTTTAATATTATTCAGCTATATAAATTTTTGTCGGTCTTTTAAATTCAAGATAATTAGAAGCGTCAACATTCCAATCATCAACGTCTTCTGTGTTTGGTTTCGATTCGCATTTAACTGCATAGTGAATTTGACACCCTGCAACAATTACATGATTATCTTCACTTCCTATTTTAGCAAACCAATTCGCACTCCTTGCATTTGTTTTTATTCCTAAAATTGAATCGTTTACAATTTCAACATTGCCCCATACTGAGGTATAACTTTTACCATCAGGAGCAATAAACCAAGCGTCTGTTGTTATTAAATATTTTCCTGTCATCTTCTCATTTTTTAATCACATAAAATAAACTTGCTATAACTCCACGAAGATAAGCACCTAATACGAAAGCAACAACTAACAGTAAATAGTGATACCATTTGAACGCCTTACTATCTTGTTTGTTCGATTGCTTAACATACTTAATCTTATATTTAGTTTGCCATTTAATTTGAGCCTTTTCTATTTTTGTTTTGTATCTGTATTCAATTCTAGTTTGCCAACGTGTTTTAGGTAATTGCAGTTCAGGGCATACATATTGCATATCGCGATACACGATACTATCTTTACCGTCAATTCCTTTAATAGTGTCTTTTATAATTAAGGTATCGGTCTTAAAACTTAACTTACCACCATGCTTGATAAACTTATTATGGCCTTTTTGCGCTTGTTTAGCATCACTACATGAAGCAAATGATAGAAGTACTACAATTGATAGTGTAAATGCTATTAGGATTATTAGGAGTTGGTATATTCTTGACATAAACTTATTTTTCGTTTAGGCAAATATAAACTTATTTTTCAATTTTCTTGCTAAATGAATCTGTTATTTTAGAACCAAGTGCTACACCTACTAAAACACACCATACATCGAATCTAAGACCGTTAAAAGCAAAATCAATGGTAGACATTACTAAACTTACAAACCATGCAGAAAACATCGTTAAACTAGTTCTGCTAAACTTACCCTCTTTTTTGAGTGTATCGTTAATTATTTGAGTTATAATATTTTTCATTAAGCAAACATAATTAAAAAACCCCACTTACAAAAATAAATGGGGCTAACAACCTAAACGATTTGACTAATGAACGGTTAAATGTAACAATTTTAAATAATATACTATACATTTTGCCGTTTTTTATACGTTATTACATATAACTTTTTCAATCTTACCCACAGGATTACTCGGTAGTATTGCCAAAAATTCGGGAATTAATAGCACATTTTCAGTAGTTCCAACGCTCACGTGTTTTGTCATATAGCAATCGAACAGTTTTCCCTCAACAATTGTAAGGCGGTTATTAGTCATAAATAACCAAACGACTAACACCCCCGTAATTCCGTAGTCCTTAATTGCTTTTAGAGTGGTTTCTAGGCTCATTTTATTACGTATTTATTCAGTTCATTATTTGCCCATTCTAAGACTTCGCTATCTTCCCAAGTGGTAGAATAAGTGAAGCCGTTTAATGTTACGCCAAATTTAGCATTTATTATTAAATCAACGCTTGCAGTCTTTGCTTTTACGTTATCGTTTACGCTTGCTATTTCAACGCTTTCAATATCTATTGTAGCGGAAAAGTTGTTAAGTTTTATTTTCATATTATGAGAGTGTTGTTCCTGTTACTGTAAATGTTCTAACTGCTAAGCATGAACTGTTTTCTGTTTTGTCTTTGCCTATTTGGTAGCCCGAAGCCTGAACTCCCCAAGAATAAGAAGCCGCCGCAACTTTTAAAGAAGATGAAGTATGTGAGCTATAAGTCCATGCAAAAGAACTAAAAGGTGTATATCCTAAAGGGTTTGTATATTCAATGTTTAAGATATTATTCCACTCGTTTAGATTTGCTAATCTCCAACCGCTTGTAAATCCACCGAAAGAAAGTGCCGCACAAGTTGAAACACAACTAGCCCAACCGCCTGAAGTTACATTTAACTCAGTTCTACGATAGCCTAAAACAGTCGAACCGTTGTAAGTACTCCAATCAATTACGATATTATTAGCGTATGTAGTGCCGCCTAAAGTATCTGTAAATCTGTTTGTATTACCAAATGGATTATTCGCTACCAAAGTAAAGAAAGATGAACCACGACCTTTTTCTAAATCCCCGTCGTCATTAGTTGCGTAACTTGTAGTTTGCCCTGTTTTAATTAACATTGCACTTGAATACGTAGGGGAGTTAGTAGGTAGAACTATATCAACATGATGTGAACCTGCATTTGGAGTTACAGATACGGGCGTTACAGTTGATGTGCCATCACTCAATACAATGTTTAGCGGGTCAGTTGCATCTATTGTAAAGCCGTTTGTACCGTTTACTGTTATTGCGTTGTCTGCTACTGAATAGTTTGCCGTAGTTCCGCTTGGTACGTCAATACTTGCGATAGTTCCATCACCAAACTTTTTGATGTTTATAGTTGCATCAGGTGCGTTTAAAATAACATCTTGAACACTTGGTGAAGTAGTAGAATTTACAGTTGTGCCTAAAGTGTTTTGTACGTTTATAGTGATGTCTGGTAAGTTTATTGTTTCACCATAAGGTACACTTTCCGAATAACTAGCATCTGAGTTAGTAGCGTTATTATTTGCAAGTGTTAAATCTTGTGTTGAACCACTTAAATAATTTCTTGTAACTATTGGAGAATCATCTTCATATTTGAAATTAACAACGGAATCAGGAGCAACAATATCTTGACTACCTTCTGCTAGTATGTTTGTTGTGCTTATTATATCTCCTGTTGTATCTTTAAGTACGGCTGTACTATCTTGAATGGTAACGTTTAAATTACTTGTTACATCACCACTATACAAAGTAGTTAACGCTGTGTTTTTAATCGTGTAAGTGAACGCATCAGTTATATAAGAGTACATACCACCACTTTCAATCGTATCAACTAAAACACCATTACGATAAATCTGTACAGGCAAACAACTTGACCCTATTACTTGGTCAAAATCGTAACCACTCATAGGTAAATCACAAATAGAGTTTGAATCTCTAAGCATGAAATTTACTGTCATAATATGACCTGCACAAATATCTGCATTTGATTCAATAAACTTAGTTACACTACATGATTCAACACGCCCTAATAATTGCCAACGTTTCGATTTATTCATAATGTTGAATATGTGTCTACAATATTGCAATGTATCACTTTCAACATCATTCAAATTAGAATAGTCAGTATAGATTTTATCAGCTAAAACAATCGTAATAGGAATAGACGTTTGATTGTCTAGGATTGAAGCACTAGGATAGTAAGAAGCCATTAAAGGATAGTTAATAGTTTCTTCGTTTACAGCCCGTGCAAAGTCGCCCCAAAAGAATGTATGTAACATCAAGTGAGAACTTTGTATGTCGGCTAATTCTAGTCTAAGTTGGTTAACGCTTAACTTCATATAAATCTAATATTTGTTTTCGTTTTACCTTTGTCTGGTGCAATGTTTTCAAATGAACATACCCAATTGTAATACTCAGGGTAAAGTGTTTCATTATCTTTCAAGAATCCAATTAACGCCAATCTGTAAGGTTCAAAGTCTTTACGGTATTCATTACGTAATTCAGTAGCTTCAGAAGTTCCTGCGTTCGTCATTATTTCATCACGATTTGCACCAACTGTTTTATTTCGTGTCTTATAAATGTTTGGATAGATAATCTTATAATCACAAGCTGAAGCAATACAAGGTGCGATGTAATCATTCAATAAAGTATCTTCATCTGAATTTAGATCGTTTGCAATAATACCTGCTAAAAGTCTTTTGTATAAACTTGTACCAATAATAGGTTGAATAATATTATCTTGAACTCTTTGAATCGTAATCTTCAAAATGCTATCTTCTACATTTTTATCAATGTAGCTAATATCTTTAACCTTTGCTGTTGTTATTAAATTTGCGTTCATATATTTAAAATTAAGCTACAACTCCTTTTATGACTGAGAAAACAAATACAGGTGCTTCAGAAGTTGTACCGCCTGTTGTAGCGAATGTAACCTTGAATGAACCTGCTGAAATATTTGTTACTAAAACAATGTAAGTATCTGTTCCGCTTTTTTGACTTATGATAATGTTATCCGTTACTGCAACCGCTGTATTTGTTACGGTAAAACTTTGATAAGTTGCTGAACCTGCCGCTGTAAATAATGTTATCGCACCATTCAATTTAGAAAGTGTTACACCTGTTGTTCTTGATGTTAATTGTGTAACTGCACCACCTGAGCCTGTTGCATATCCAATGCCAGCGGCAGTTGCAGAAGAAGTTGTAATTGCGCCTGTTGCCGCTAAAGAAGTGCCTGTTGCCACACCAATATTCGGAGTGGTTAAAGTCTTACCTGCTAAAGTTTGAGTGCTTGTTAAATCAACATAATCCGAAACCGTGCCAGCATCATTTTTAGAAGCTAATCTTTTTGTTGTTGCATCAGTATAAACCGCTGTTACACCTGTTGAAGGTGTTGAGATTCCTGAAGCCGCTATTGATGTTAAATCTAATTCTGCCATTTTATAAAATTCTTAATGTTGCATCTGAGTTAATTACTAGTTTTATTCCTGAGTTTACTTTATATTTTCCTATTACAATTGCTGAATAATTAGCTTGTATTGTTATGTTAGAACTAACTATTTTAGGCTGTTGTTGAATAGTTAGTAACCCATTATACAAAGTGTTAATTGCGTTATCTCCTGTATTTGTTCCGCTTATTGTAGGTTTATTTAATATCTGAGAATCGCCACTTATAGCATCCCAATCAGCATTGACATTTACTTCAGCACCCGAAGCAATACCTGCAAGTTTTGTAACCTCAGAATCTGTATAATTATTCTCAGTTTTTACATACGTAGTGCCATTTGCAATATCGTCCATAGTACCGCTAAATGACCCACCAACTACCAAATTTCCACTACCTAAAATAGTCGAACCGTTGATAGTTTTAATGTTACTACCACTAGTCAATTTATCTTGTATGTATCTTCTTTGGCTCATTTACTTTTTACTGTAATATGTTGTTGCCATTGATGTCTACATGAAGGTGTATTTACATCCGTTTCAGGGTTATGATACCAACCGCCTCTAAAAGTCCATACATCACGGTTAATCGCATCTGATATTTTATTTATTTCATCACGTGTGTACATTCTGTTTAAACCTACCATTCTTTCACAAAACGGACGACTAGAACCACCAGCTACTAAGTCAGGTGCATTCGAACGTAACTCGTAAGAATAACGCACTTCTAATTCAGTTGCAGGAACACTCGCTTTTTTACCTTTATCTGTAACTTCCCAATCATTAACAAATCCGTTTTCACCCAACGCAAGTAAACGCTGTGAAATGAAAACACCACCTTTTCCAATTGCTTTACTGATTGAATCAAAACTTTCGCCATTGTCAATCATTTGTAGAATTTGTCTATCAATGTCGGTTAATTCAAAAGCGAATTTTCCTAATATAAACTCATTCTTAAAACTTTCTTCGTTATCTTCAAATGAATTGTAAGCACGTGAATTTAAAATAGTGTATTCGTCTTTAAGTACACCACATTTTTCAAACATTGCTACAACGTCTATTTCTTCAGACATTTTTTCTTGTGCAATAGGTTGTGGAGTTGCTACCACTTCAGGTACTTTAGGTTTTAAAATTAACGGCATAAAATCGTTGAATTTAATTTCACCATTGAAACCATTTAAACGTTTGAAGCACCAAGTTAAAGAATCTTCAATTGTACGTTGTCTAAATTGCACGTAGTTTTCTTTGAATAACAAATAAGCCGTTTCCATTTCTTCACGAGATCCAAAAAGACTTTCACTCATTACAGAAAACAATGCAGGACTAATCACACCATGTGCAACCATTATTTCATCTCGTACAGTTTTCTTAGTTTGGTCGTAACGTTTATCTAAGTCATTACCGTTTACTTGTTGTACTGTTGGTGCTGAATCTTGACCATCCGAAAACGTAATTGTTAAACCGCCTTGTGTATCTCTATTTGATGCTTCACCTTTGATGCGTTTGATAATCTTATCTTCTTCGCCTACTGTTTCAGGTAGACCGTTAGCTAAGTTTATTAATGTACCACCTTTGTAACCGTTTACTACTTCTGAATAAGTAAAGTAACTCATTTCGATTCCTGAAAGAATAGAAGTAATAGCACCTGAGTAATTTGGCGCAGGGTAATAGTTAGAAGTTAATACTTTCTTTTTATCGTTGTGATAACGTTGTTTAGGTCTTGTGATATTAGTAAAAATACACTCAGTATCTTCTTGTGATACATAGTGAATTGATTTAATTTTACGATAACCTGTTTTATCTTTCGATTGTTGGGTCATTGATTTACTCCAATCATCTGAATAATCAAAGAATACAAGGTTTTCAGTAGCACGTATTAACTCAAAATCAACGTTTTCAGCATACCATAACCCACTACTTAAAGACTTTTTGAAGATTACACTAAAAGTATCACCGATTTCATAGTCTAAAACGATTGATTCTACTAACATTTGTAGTGAATTACCACTACCAAACTGTAATTTACCTTGGTCGCCTGTTACTGTTAAACCCCCTGAAGTAATAAATTTTACCTTTTGGTTAATAATACCACCGTGAATAGGGTTGTCATAGTAAGCACCATTCAAAAATTGGGCGTAAAGATTATCTACACCCCAGGAAACTGTACCATTTTTCTCTATTTTCTCAGTAGGTTCAGGCTTATTTGCTTCACGAAATAGCGTTCGAATCATAAATATCTGTATTTGTATCTACATTAAATGTAGGAATTTGCTCTTCTGTTGGTTCAATTAGTCGCATCTTACCAATTTCTACTAAGTGCCCTAGTGTTTCATCTGTACTACCACCGTTTGGCATTTGATAAACTTGGTATTCATAGTCGCCTATTGAACGAAATGTTACATCAGTACCCTCTATAAGTGTAAAAAGGTTGTAACTGTTAACCGATTGTGATACATCAGTTAAATATAATTTGTATGTGTATTCACTAGATTGCTCTAATGTAAAAACGAATAGCCAATTACTTGGTAGTTCGCTTTGGCTTAACTCGCTTAACGTTAACGCTATTGGGTTTGATTGCCCTTGTCTTAATAGTATCATCTTCGATTAAACCTTTTTTAATTAATAGCGGTTTGTTTTCCTCATTGTTTTCAATAAGTCCTAAACCTTTAACGAATATTTTTTCCATAGTTAGAAAAATAAAGGGAGTGTATTTCAACTCCCTAAATTATTTAAGATGCTGGCTCTAACAACGCATCAACAATAGCTGAAGAAATTTTGCATGCTTTTAATTTCTCTTTACCTGTTAATGTCAATGTGTTGCCATTCATGTCTTCGTATTTTGTACCTACTGCACGTTCGTCTAATGCCTTAGCACCGTTTTCAGCAAATAACAATTCATACGTTCCATCGTTACATTTTGCAATTGCACTTACACGACCTTGACAAAGTTGTTCAATCATAGTAATCATTTCGGCTGTATTACCGTGCGCTACAATCGTTGCTGATTGTTCACGTGCATACGCTTTACTTGCTCTATCACCTACTGCCTTGTCTGTAAAAGTCGATGTTTCCATTTCAACATTGAACGGATAAGCGTACTTACCCGTTACTAATGTTAATGCAGAGACTTGACCATTTGCGATCGTGAGTGTATCAATATTACTTGCACCTGCGCTATCTTTAGTAGCGAACAAGTACCACGTTTCAACACCGCCTTGAGTGTCGCATAACGCATTATATCCTGAAGTTAACTCACACATATTCTATAAAATTAAGAGATAGCTAATGCTAATTTAGTAAAGTATTGAGGGAATACATAAGAAACACCTGAACGCCATTTTACACCGAAACGTAATTTTTCGTCATGCTCATTGTATTTAAACTCAAACCCTTCGAAATCACCTTCTAAATCTGTACCGAAGAACATATAATCATAAGGTACTGCATACATTTTAGAAGTACCATTCAATTGAGAATAAGCACGAACTCGAATGTTAGTAGTTGGTAAAATGAATGAAGGCTCAACTCCTGCTTCTTCTGAAATTGTGTAGTTGTAGTTGTTATCATTGTAGTTTTGCTCAATGATTTTACGGAATGTTTCACGCCCTACGATAATTTCAACATTAACACCGTTATCAAATAATACAGGGTCGATAGTGTTGTACAATCCTAAAGCAACATCCAAAGCATTTGAACTAGTCAATGATGTTTGCGTAGAAGTGTATGTAATCAAATCAGCATCCGCATCCCATTTTTTAATAAACCCATCATAGTGAGCCAATGAAGGCACAAGTGATGTAGTATCACCTTTCAACATCAAATCTTGGTTAGCTTTAGCCGCTTTCTTAACGTAGTAAGATGCCATGATGTCAGAGAATGGAGCTTCTTGGTCTTGACGATTAGCACCTGCCGCATTCATCAACTGCGCCCAAGTTCCGTTCAAGTCTTCGTTACAGTACTCTTCTTGAATTTTAACACGCTCAGTAGTTAAAGTTTCGTTTGTCAAAACAATACCACCTGAAGCATTCCATCCACAAGATGAAGCCGCTTGAACAACTGGTGCTGATTCCAACAATTTAATTTTTTCTGAACCTTTTACGCCTTCCATTACAGAAATACGTGGTGTTAACCCTGCATTATAAACTAAGTCAGTTAACATATTAGTTGATTGCTCATCTGTGTATGACGTCAAATCAGATACATCATAAGCAAATCTGTCTTTTACAATTTGATTAAGTTTTTTCATTTTGTTTCTTTTAGTAAGTCTTTGTAACTTTTTGTTTTTTGCTCTTCAACTTTCTTTGGATTTGCTCCGAACTTTCCTGAAGATTTGAAAGTTTCGATTTCCGCTTTTAGTGTTTCGTTTTCTTTTGCGATCGCTGTGAACTTAGCTTCAAATTCAGCGAACTTAGCATCAACACCTTTAATAGTTTTTGCTAATACTTCCGCCACTTCTGCGCTTAATTCTGTTGGTACTTCTTCAGGTTGCTCTTCCATTGCATCTACAATAGAAACAATTGCACCTGTACCATCCAACGTTACAACTTTCACTGTACCATCAGCAAGTGTCAATTGATGTTCTCCTCCAGGTGCAGGAACTTTAACACCATCTAACTCAATTGTTAGTAAAGTGCCTTCTGCTAATTCACCATCGTAAAACACAACTGTACCTTCTGAGGTAGTAGCTTCAGAAAACGTAACTTCTTCTGTTGTTGCAGTCTCAGGATTGTCATTAAACATATCCTTCATGATTTGCAAAAACGATTTGTTTTGTTTACTCATCTTTGTTTTAACTTTAATTTGTTTTTTTTCGAACCATCCTTCAACAGAGAAGCCTACGAACTTGCCACTTTTCACATCATCCCACAACACATTGTCTTCAACGTAATACGAAGCAATCCAACTGCCATCATGCAGATTCATTTGTGTAAATGCTTCAGGAACGTTCGGTAGTTTAGGGTCGCTATTTGAAACGATATAAGAATCAATTAACGTAGCACCTTTAATTACGTCTTTAGAATTGTGTTGTTTGTTTACGTTTTGAATAAATCCGTTTTTAAAGAATTTTCTACGTATAAGGTCAATCGTTGGGGCATCAAATACTACATAGTGTTCACCTATGTCAGGCGAATTTCTGTATATTGGAGTGCCTGCCGAAATCATTACACCTGTAACAATTCTTTTTTCTTCGTTAAATTCGTAACGTACTTGGTTTTTACCGAAAGCTATAAAGGCTTTCATGTGAGCAGGAGCATCGACGAAGGAATTAAAATCAATTCCTGTTTCGTCATTTTCGTTAACTACTATTTTGAAAAATGGTAACATATCTATATTAATATAACATTTATTAAAAATTCGACCCTAACCAACCGTAGCAATACTTAATGTATTAGCTGTTTGGTTTTGTTTTGCTGTGATTTCTGAGTCAACAACAAATACTTTTCCGATGTTTGATTTAGGTTGTTCATTGCCTATGCCACTCGTCAAAGTTGTTTGAGCGTTTGCAAGTTGTGGATTTGGCATATTAGGCGCAGTTGTTGGAGGACTTACCGAACCACCGCCAGAACTACCCACACCACCGCCACCACCACCGTACTGAGTACTAGCAATCTTAGCAATGTTAGCCGCTGAAGTAATAGCTGCCGCACCTGCATACACAGCCGCAGTTGCAGGACCTAGTAATGGTATAGGATTTTGCATACCGTTTCTAAATGCGGCAATAGTTGTTTGAATACCATCAATAGTTGCAGTAGCTAAACTTAAAGCCTTTGCCACTTTAAACTGTCGTCTTGCTCTTTGGTCTTTACTCTTTTCATCTTGCGCACCGAAACGATTAGCAACCGCAAATACACCCTCAGCTAAATCATTTAAAGACTTAGCACCCATTTGTGCAATCTGAACTTTTGCATCGTTTAACTTTCTATGGTCTTCTAGTATTTGTGCGTTTGTTTCTTGTTCTGCTTTGATTCGATTACTAAGTATTAAAGCATCTGCCGCTTCTTTCTCCCATTGTAATTGCTGTGCTTGTTCGTCCTTTAATGCTTGTGCTTCTTTAGCTAGTGCTTCTTGTTCTTCACCCCACGCTTGTTCATCTAAACGCATTTGACGTTCAGCATCTCTCTTATCTATGTATGCTTCTAGTTCTTGTGCGTTTTTATCCTTCTGAATTTCTAGTGCTTTATCCGCTTCTGCTTTTGCTTCATCGTTACGTTCTTTAGCGAGGTCTTTCTTTTCTTTGTTTAGTTTTGCTTCCGATACTTCAATCGTATTAAGTGAATCCTCAGCCGCTGAAACCATGTCTTGAAATGATTGTTCGAATATATCATTGCCCTCCATTCGACCCTTCATATATTTGGCAAATGCTAGGTTTGCTTCTGCTTCTTGCTTTTGAAGTTTAATCTTTTCTTCACGCAATGCAATAGTACTTTTACCTTCAGCTTCTAGTAACGCAATTTTTCTATCAATGCCTTTAATATTTTCTTCACGTGCTTTTGCTTCCTCATCTAATTGTTTTATATGTTTGGCATGGTTTTCAGCTTGTACTGCACTCACTTTTCTACTTGCTTCTGTTGTACCTGTAAATAGATCGTATAACTTTTGAAGTGATTTAATAGTAATCGTAATCGGAAAAAACGCAACCTCTAAAGCTGTCTTAATTACTTTACTTGCTTCGGGGTATTTATTGGCAAATGACTTATAAGCATCTTGAAATTGTGCGCTAACTTGTGCGGTTTTAGTTTTCAGCTTATCGAAATTCGCTACTACTGCACCCAAAGCAACGATGAACAATCCAATACCTGTTGATGCTAATGCAATCTTAAACAACTTCATTGCACCTGTTGATGTTCCCACTACGGTAGCATAAGCACCTGTTGCAGTTGTGAGTAACCAAGTTTGTAAAGTCTTAGCCTTTTGCATCAAGAATGATTCTTTCTCTAATGCCCCTCGTATTTCTTCAAGTGATGCTAATACAGCTTGAACGGCTTGCAACTTAACAAGTGATTTAGTAAGGTTTTCATTCTCTTGACCTAACAACGCTTGTACTCCTGTTAACGCACCGTAACCAGCTATAACTGTTGAGCCAATCTGCATTGCCGCTTTCATTTTGGCACCATCAGTAGCGGCAATATTTATAGTCGCTCGTAAATCACCAATTTTATCTGACAACTCCCCTGCACGTTTTACAGCTTCTATTCCTATTGGTGAATTTTCCGAACTTTTTAACGCTATATTTTGATACTCTTTAATAGCTTTAATAGTCTGCTTCACAGACATAGTGCCACTTTCAACACGCTTGTTAAGGTCGTCAAAGGTTTTATTTAAGTCATTACTAGTATTCTTAGTAGTGCCGTCAATGTTCTTTAATTCCTTATCAATTGCTTGTAAATCGTTCGCAGTTGTACCTGTATCGACTGAGGTCTTAAAAATTATTTCTTCTGCCATGTGTTTTGTATTGAATTATTTAATACGTTTGTATTATAAACAAATAAATTAATTATGAAAAAGGTATTGTTGTTACTCGCTGTTGGGTTGTTTTCATGTTCAAAAGAAATTAAACCAAACAATCTATTAAAATCAACTGTTGACTTTCGAGCATCGTATGTGAATGAAAGATTTAACGAAGGATATATACAACTAACAATTGAAGTGAACGGTTTAGAATCGTATTCTTTTGATACATATTCAAATCCTTGCCTGCACCAATCATTCGGTTTTAGCACGTTAACCCAAAACGAAAGCCAAACTATACCGTACATGATTAGAACGGATAGAGATACTTTAGAAATTGGTGTTTTAACGTTCAATGTTAGTGGTGTTAAATTGGTTAAAGTTTAATTCTTAGTTCACCTGTTGCGGTTTTATATAGTGTTCCTGTTGCAAGTCCACCACCTACTGCACCAGCTTCATTTGCATATACAGGCATATTTAAAAACTTTATTAAACCATCGTTAACAACAAAAGCATTCCCACTATTTGTATTTTCAACAACAATAGCACTATAAGATAAGTTTGAGTTATCCGTAATAACTGAAAATGAATCTACGGTAACACCTGTTGAATCAATGCCTACTGAACCATTTTCAAAAAGCACACCAAAGCTATTCAAGTCATGTGTTCTTATTGCTGTTAATGTCAAATCTGCATTTGCAAAGTTTTCAGCACCACTACCCGCAGGAATTATTGAAGCACCATTCCTCGTATAAGTCAAACCCGTATTAGTATCCATATACAACTCCCCATCGTAAATATCGGTAGCTATCCAATCTCCGTTTCTATGGTCAGTACTTGCAGGAATTGTTGGAACTCCTGAACCCATTTTTATCTGTCTTCTTTCAAATTTATCTTGGCACATATTTTTATCCTTTACTTAAATTACTATAAACTAAAACGGTATCTTTTCCACCGCTTGAAACTCCTGTATCTATTCCAACACCTACTGGACTGCTAGCCATTCCAACTCCAACGGGTGCTACTCTTGGTATTGTTAAATTTTGTCTATTCTTTTTCTTTGCCTTTAATACTTTAATCAATTCAATCTGTGTACTATCTTCTGATTCGGGTGCAAATTCGTTTACTTCATTCAATCGAAATAACGCACCATTTATCATTAAGAATTTACTAAAGTCTAAATTCCTTACATCAAGTGCTTTCCAATATACGTATAACTTTACAATTTGACCTGCACGATTTGTCATTTCGTTAACAAAATCAAAGTAGTAAGTACTGTAACAGTTGTTAGTCGTTATCTTATTTGCTATATAGTACAATTCATTTGTAAGCTGAAATGATAAATCGAATGTCGGGTTAGTCCAATTATTGAAATGGTGAATACATGGATAAGTAGTTAGTACTTCTTGACCGCTTCCAACCGTATCTTTAAAAGTCCACGCACCTGTTTTACTTCCATTACGGAAACAGATAATTGGATCGCCATTATTCGGTTTTACTGTATTGTTTTCAATCTTAATAAATCTAGGCACTAAAATACCGCTAGACACTTCATAAGGTATAATTGTAGCCCACGTTAAATCTACTTTGTAATCACCTTTAGCGTAGTAACTACCTTGTACTTGGTTTAAGTTGTTGTACTCAACATTCCACTTGTTAAAGTATTGTTCAAAGTCATAGTGGTTTTGTTTCTTAAATTGAAATAGAATATTCTTTTTAAACTCATTTGCACTTGGTCGAATCTGAATTTCTTTATCGTTATCAACAATATCTGTAATATCTGTGAATACATTTGTTTGTTGGTAGTAATCACTTAATGGTTCAATCTTACATACTCCACTTTCTGAGGGGTCTGATATGTATAAATTAAATTGACGAATACAATTCAACATAAAATCACTACACTTCATTGATGGCAAGAACTGATTTAAAAGTACAGTTTCGCCATCTGTTATTGTGCTATTATTACAAGTCAAATGAATAGACGTAGGGCTTAAAGCATTTGTTGACATATCCAATGTAAACGGTGGCTGTCCGTTATAATATGCAGGGTCGTCATAATCTGTATAACTGCTTATTATACCTGCACGAAACTTAAATGTAAATATATCACCACTTTCTGCTGTTATTACAGTTGATGCGTTTTCGTCGAAAGTTAAAGTTCCGCTTAATGCTACATTCGAATAAGACGTAGGGCTAATTGTATAATAAGGGTTTCCATTTTTATAACACACTAATTCAGGCGCATAAAATGAATTGAAAATATTATCTGTTGTGATTGAATAGTCAAGAACTAAATTGATATCCATTGTGTAATCACCTGCTCTTTGTATTGTTATTTCACCAAGTTCATATTGATTGTATAGGTCTTGTGTTTCAGTACTTGTAAACGTAGAAAATTGATTATCTGGGTCAAATGGATTTCCGACGTTCATATAAACAGTACCTCCATTCATTGTTTTAGAAAGGATATAGTTTCCATTATCTATCAACACCTTTCTGTTATTCAATTCTGCAGGTGGTAATGTTCTAATCTCACCACCACCATAACCAAACAGTATATTTTTGAACTGTGAACTATCTAAAAAATTAGAATCCCATGTTAATCCAACTAATTCAAAGCACTTAAGTAAGGTTTCACGCACATAAACATACGGAACTAAGTCAGTTGTATTCCAAATTGTAGCACCTAAACGAGGTCTTCTGTCAATTAATGGATAATAATATCCACTTCCTGCCGTTGCAGTCCATGAATTTTTGATATTTGTACGGCTTAAAGTGTGATTATATGCGCTCCAATCTAACTCACTTACCATAATATTCTGTAATAATAGAAATATATCTACTGATTCAGAGAATATTTGACATTTATAACTAGGTACTCCATCGTTTATCACAACAGAATTTAGTTTAATAAGCCCTTTTAATACAACAACACCACGTTTTTTAAGTACAATTTCAGCTTTTGCAGTAGCATCAAAGTTTACTATACTATCATTTGATGTTAATCTGAATGAACCAGCAAAGAAAGCATTGTTATTCATCGTTGCAGGTAGCGTAATTTCTTTTGAATAAGACTTTTTACGCTTGCTTGGTTCTTTAACGTCTGCTATTGCATAGCTTACAGGAATCGGAATAGTATCAGATATATCTAAACTATAACCGTTTGAGATTAGTTCATCTGTCATAGTGATATACCGTTATGTCCGTTTGTATATTCAAAGGCTACTGATTCAGAAATTAACTCTTCAAATCTGTCTTGTTGAAAACTAAATTGGTTAGTAGTGATTTTGATTGAATCAACTGTGCCCTCAGTATCAATTAAGTAATGTCTTGGTGATTTATATAATTCACATAGCCAACGTTGTTTTGATTGTGTGATATAGCTTGTATAAATAACCCCTTTGTCTTTTTGTTTTGTACCTACTCTTAAAGTGCCTGCTGAATTTATATCGTACTCAAAAGAAGTTCCGTTCCATTGCCCAAACTGTTTACCGTATGTTTGGTCTTTCACTTCACCACTTTGTTCTAAATTATGTTCAAAGATAAATGAATCATAAGCACCGAACTCATTAGGCCATTGAAGCGTATTAGGTGAATAGCAATAGTCTAACAATAAATCAATTCTTAGCATCTCACTTGCTTCTACTTGAACTGTATAATACGAAGCACCTGTTAAATCTAAACCAGCATCAATTAATAACTCAGGGCTTAAATTGATTTGACTAATTAAATAAGATTGTGTTTCAGAATAGAAATCTAGTAACGTTCCCGACGAATCAAATACGTTTATTATTAATTCACTAGATGCGCCATCCGTTATAATGTTTAAATAAAATGGGCTTGACTGTATTCCTAATTGATAAATACGTTCGTTTCTTGGTATGTTTGTAAGATACTTTAAACCTACATAGTCAGTACTTATATAACTCTTCCACGCTTTGTCGCTTAAACACGCTTTAAATACGTTAATTGGTGTGCTTGATGCGTTTGCGTGGTCGGTTGGTGTAGTACCGTAGTTTTCAATTACCTTGATGTACACTTCATTTGAATAATTAGCTTCACTATACAAAGTATTTGAACGTGTTGGAACTTGAATGAAGTCTTTAACTACACTAGAAGCATCGTAATGCGAGCGTGTTGAACGCTCTAAAAATACCGTATCTTCTGCAACCTGAACACCATCAACAAATGTTTGTACTTTATACGTAAAATTAGCATTTGATGTTTGGTTAGAACTGAATACAAATGTAAGCGGATTGTCAGAAGGCGACCAATCTTGAGGGGTTGAAATGAATGTTACTGCCATGGGTCAACTATTACTACTGTCATTGCTTTTTTAAATAATTTCTCTATTGGTTTACGAAGATAGTTAACTAACTTATCATTCACAACATCGGTGTAAAACGGTCTAGGTTTCTGCCCGTTCTTTGCTACCATGTACATAAGTCCTTCATCTAGTTTGTCGTAACTTTTAAACATCGGTTCTCCTGAATCGTTTGTAAATGAATTTAAGTTAATACCTACATTCATTCGCCACGCACCTATTGACTTTTTAAAGTCTTCACGTGTCGCTCCTGTACTTCCCCAATTTGGCGCACCATGATTTACAGCAAAACCATTCACACCATAATTCACATACTTCCAATAGAACGGTGCTGAAATTCCAACTGTAACTACATCACCATTTACTTCTACTTTAGTCGGTAAAATTGACTGCCTTAAGTTATTACTTGCTCGAATGTTATAGCTATCCATCGAATCGGTTAGCTGTTTTGTAACATCATTTGCAAGCGTAGTTAGTAACTGTCCAAGCGGTGAATTTGGTTTCCCTTCTACAACCGCTTTAGACGTCCCTAGATTAAGTGCGTTTAATATGTCAACTTCACTTGCCATCACTATAATATAACAAAATCAAACGTTAACGACCCTTTTTACTAGCTATCTCTTTCTTACGTTTATGTACTAAGTATTTACACTTATGGTTAAAAGCAAAGATATTCATTCTAGTAACCTCGTGCCATGTCATGTTAAATTCCTTACTTACATCGTCAATTACTTCCTCCCATTGAAAGGATTTAACTTTCTCGCTTGTACTAATAGTATCTCCTTTTCCGCGTATCGCTTCGTTGATGTTACGAAGCGTTGCAAAAAAAAATTGGACGCTTCTAAAAATGTTGATAATGGTAAATGATTTTCAAACTCTTTGTAACGATCCTTAATAGGATTGACTAGATTATCATAAGCATCTACTTCACCATAGATTGCACCTTTTGGATAGTACATCAAACACGCCATTCTTACGGGGTCGCTTTCAATATCTCCATTTGACCAATCAATATGCCAACCTACACCAATCTTTTCAGGGTTTACAAGTTCATACGTTTTGCTATTTAAAGTAATTTCTTTCGGTGGGTGTTTAACGACAGGCATTGAAGCGTACAATGTAGCAATATGATTCGATAAGTTAGTAATATCTTTCACGTCAATACTCATTAACTTAGCTTTCTTTATTCCTGTAAAGTCAGCTATAAACTCAACCATTAAATCTAAATCCATTTGCCCGAAATACTTATCCGTTTGAATAGGCTTCAAATGTTTAATGCGTAAATCTTTATACGTCTTTGGTAGTTTAATTTCCATATCTGTTTTGAATTGCTTTAATCTTTTCTAATCGTTCTTTTTGATTCGCTTGTTTCCCTAGACTTTTTTGTTCTGAATGTCTACGGTATAAATATAATGTTGAAGGGCAATAACCTAACTTAGCACCTTTTGAAAGTAAGTTCATATTTAGATCGTACTCTTCAGCACATGTTAACGACTCATCAAACCAAACATTGAAACATTCAAATACATCACGTCTATACATAAGCGAACCACCATGAATTATATTTTGATGCTTCATTTGTTTTAAGTCAGGAAATGGAACACGTGGCACATGAATAGTACGTAAACCATTCTCAAAAAAGTTAATTGCTTTGCCATGAATAAAATCAAATCCTTCCATTGCATCAACTGAATCTGCTAAACAATTAGGTGTTAACATATCATCATCACACAAGTACTTTACAAATTCACCTGTTGCAATCTTAATGCCTTCATTCAGATTATACGAAACTGATTTATCCGACTTACTTAAAATTATTTCAATATCACCGCCAAAGTTTTGATTCTTTATTGATTCGATTGCCTGGTCTAAATAGCCCCTATCTTTTGAGTATGGAATTATTACGCTTACTTTCATTTCGTCAATTCTAAAATTTTATAACCTGTGCTTTCGATATTATGATTAATATAAAAACCTGCTGGAGTTAATAACATATTCCTATCCACGTGTTTTAAGTCCTCTAAGATACGATAAAAACTTTCTTCATCATTCGCTAAACTGAAATAACACGCACCATAAACCTCATCGTACACATTCGGGTTTAGATTTTGAGTAACTACATGACAACCCAAACCACTCGCTTCAAATGCTGTTACACCAAAACAACCGTATTGTTTGCCTTGTTGCATAGGTGCAAATAGTTCTACATAAACATGACATTCACTCATTCGTTTAAGTTGTTGGTCATGACTTACTTTGGTACGGTCTATTCGTATTTCAAAGTCATTTTTAAACTGATTCAAAACATATTCAATGCCATCTGTCCCCTTTACAAATGGATTGCTAGGGTAATGTCCTATAATTAGTTTACCATCTTGGCGCTTAGGTTGGCTTATCAATGTAGTATGTGGTGCAATGTAACTCATATTACCTAATTGAATGAACTCTGTTTGGTCAGTCAGTTGTTTATAGTCTTTGAATAACTCATTGTACATTTCATGGTTTTGCCTATATCGTGTTCCTGAATGATATATTACAATTCGTTTAGGCTTACCTTCTAAGACGTGCCTTAAAAGTCTTTCATCGCTATGAAATATCTGTACACAATCGTAACCGCCTACAATATGTTTGATGTCTTGCGGTCTAATTGGTAGTGATTGTGTTGCATAGTTGAACACGTGTCGATTAATAGAATAGTCTTTACAATGCACTCCGATTGAACGTAACGCATTTGCATTTTCGTGGCTCATATTGGCGTAATCGTCAACAGATAAATTCAAGTATATCATACCAAATAAACAAAGATATTAATAAAAGTAATATGTAAACAAGTAACCTCATTCTGCAAAGTATTTACCTGTGTATTTCTTAGTTGTGGTAAAGAAGTATCTAATACCATCAATGGAGTGATTAAACGCATCAATCGGTTTATTAAGCGTTTGACCTGCTTTATCTTTAGCCCACGTATAAGAACGTAATTCTTTGATAAGGTTTGTACTTCGCTTGGTTACATTAAAAGGTTTCTCCTGCATTCTTTGTATTCCATACATAACCGAATCCGCACCCTTTTCAGCACCTGTAATCTTGATACCAGCATTCTTTAATTCCTGAATAGATTTTGGTTCTGCTGAATCGGCATAGATATATTCGCTATTAACTCCCACTTCTTTGCATAGCTTTGCAATGTCTTGATTTGTTAGCCCTGTTCGATATATCAATTCATCAAAGTAGTATTCATTATCTAGTTCATAGATTGCAGTTAATGTCGTTGGGTCGTTTGTATATCCAAAATCCATACCGTAACCGAGTAACTTAGCATTTGAAGGAATAGAACCTACTTGTTTCCAATTGTTAAATACAACCCCATCAAGGTTACCAATTAAACCAAGTCCATAAACGTTATACCAATTTCGCCAAAAGTCGGAGTTTTCAGCTTTCTCTTTTGCTTTAAGAATAAAGTTCAATGCTGATTCAGGACAGGCTTCGTTGTCTTGGTAGTTGATTATTAGAAAGTCTACATCGTTATCATTCATCAACTCAGTATGAAACCAAAATTCATTTGTTGGATTCCAATCGAGTATAACGCTTTGTTTTGTTCTAGATGCTAATTCAGTATAAGCGTGAAATGTCATGTTATTAGCTTCATTCATATAAAGCCTATCACGTCTTGCACCTCTTAATTTTGAATCATTGTCAGCACTAAAAAATTCAATATACGATCCGTTTGCAAAAGTGTATTTAAAATCAGTAGCATTCCACCTTGAATCAACCCATCTGTTTGTTTCCTTCATTATCTTCTTAAAGTCCTTCATTGCACCACGCTTTAAATGTGGTACTGATTCAGCTACAATTGAAGTTTCTGTAAGTGGATTCCTCGTACAATAATCAATTTCAATAGGTAGGATGCCAAATGTTTTTCCTGCACTTGTTCCACCTTGAACGCCTTTGATGAATTTCTTTAAGGCTCTAATCTTTTTTATTGCGGTTGTGTACTTAAACATTAATCTTCGCTACCAAATAACGGTTGTTCTATTACGGTTGTTTCTGTTTGTTCTTTCAGGTTATTCAATCGCTGTGTAATACTTGGGTTGTATTGACCAACTAAACCGCCTTCTATCTGGTCTTGGCGAATAATTCTCTTTATACGTGAACAGATAGTAATATAATCGTCATATCTTTTATCTTGATTGTCGAAATACTGATTCACACAACAAATATTATCTTCACAATAGTTTTGGAATCCTTCAAGTGTTAAAGGTCGTTCTAGTTCTTGACGTGCATCTTGTCCATCCTTACCAACAAATACATGATTCGTTCTAGGTTTCGATTTTACGTCCTTTCTATACGCTTCGAATAACTCAAATAGCTTTTCAGGCGTTTCAATATATTTATGCTTTGCCATGATACTCTTCAATTAATTCAATCAATTTCTTTTCACCTGCTTTGTGGTGGTATTTAATGCCGTAACTATCACAAGTATTTTTTAACTCAGTCAATCTATCTTGTGTAACCGTAACCACTTCAATATTTGGTTTACTTACTTCTGTCGCTTCGTGTTTTTCTTCATGAAACATAACAAAGTTATACAAGATATTTACTGCGTTATTGATACAACTTGAGCAACCTTTACTAACTCCAATCGGTTTTCCTGTCGATAGCTTTGTAATTTCACGGTGAACTAAATCCAAATGTAGAAATTCTTGTTCATCAATATCAATAGCTTTACGCATTACTTTACCACGAATCACATTCAATGAATCGTTTGCTTCTTTACTTATTTTCATTTTCTCAATCTATCAATTAATACTGCAATCAAATATACTCCAATACTTGCAAGTGGCGACCAGGTTAAACCAAGTGTTATCCAAAATGATACGCAAGGGTAACAATCAATGAGTTTAACATATTTTGTCATGCTAATTTTAAACACCTTTCGAATAATGTAAGGCAAATTCAATTCTTGGTGCAAAATGTAAGATACAAACCAAGCAATTAAAACAAGCTGGTAGTATTCATGTATTAAGTATTTCATATCGTTTACGTATTTCGTTGTTAATCTGTTTACAAATCGGTGATATCGTTCGCCACCTTGATTTTTTTAATCGTTTAGCCACCTTTATTTGACTGCTTACCAAAGTAGCTTCCTTGTATATTCCAACTTCATAACCTAAGCCATCAATCTCTAATTCTAAAAATATCTTATGCAACAAATTAGCATCGTATTTTATTGATTCATCTTCAATCGTATCTGTTAAATCAAAATTTAAAGGTGAATAGTCAGGTCGAAAGTTTTTGTTGAAGCTAGATCGTTTTGAATAATATTGCAACTTCATAGCGTTTACAAAATAACCCCCATTAATTTCTAAATCAATATCAGGCATCAATAAAAAAGTATGGTGAACTAAGTCATTGCCTAATTCACCTGCTATACTTTTCGCTATCAAATAGAATTTATCCATTGAAGCAAATATAAGAAATTTATTTCATCTATCAATGTCGTTTAACATCTGGTCATAAACTAACCGCTTTTCAATGCAAATTTCTGAGTCTTTCACCCAATCATGTTTCACAGTATCGGCGATAATCGGACATTCGTACTCAACTACTTGCGGAACTTGTGCTTTAGGTGGTTCACATTGTTTAAAATAGATAGTCATTGTAATAAGTCCAACTACAACCAAATAGAATTCAAATTTAATTGCATCTAAAAACGTTGTGAAATACCATTGTTTGTCTTGTTCGTCTCTATTGTTCATGGTTTAAATGTTTCGTTGTAGTATTGTTCTCCATTTTTTAAAGTTCAAAAACTTTCATATAAATTCATTTCTTCCATAGTTTCTTGAACCGCATCAATAATCTGTTGCTTTTCCATTTCTTTGGCTTGGTTGACTGCAATTAAATTATCAATCTCTCCAATTAATAAACCTTGTGATTTTAGTTTATCTAATAACCACTCAACTGATGTTTGTTTTTTACTTTCCATAATTATTGTTTTTCAATTAAACAAAGTTCGTATTTTAAAATGCTATCAATATAGCTTTCTTTTTCAGTAATATATCCTTCTTGAATTAAGCTATCAATAAATGATATTTTAAATTCTTTATTTTTTAATTCAATGTTTTGTTTTAGAAATTCATTGTTATCTAAGTAAACACGAATTCCACCGTACCATAGTTTTTTACTTTCCATATCCATCAATAAAATTACTAATTCTTTCAATCGTTTTCAATTCCAAATCCTTATTGAAATTATCATCATACACATACTTTCTAACCTTTGAATTTTGCGAGTAATTAACCTCTTTACAAATAGCTGAAATTGTCATACCTGTACGTTTCACAAAGTCCTTTACTTTTATTTGAAATGCTTGTTTCATTTTCTTTTGTTTTTTAGGTTTCGGTAGATTATTAATCCATCTAATTCATCCCATAAGTTTTGTAAATCTCTACTTACTTTGTGTTTTAAATAATCACTATTATAATACCTTTTTGCATCACCATTAAACAAATCAATTTGAGCATTCATCCTATGCCACAAATTACATAACTCTTCTTCACTTTCAATTGTAATTGTTAGTGTAATTGGCTTGAATACTTCTTGTTCTTTTACTTCCGCTTTCATCCTATTTCTCTTTTAAAATTTCATAGTGTTGTTTTAAAACTGCGAGAAACTGAATGAATCCCGCAGTATTGTTTTTAATCTTTAATTATAGCACGAATGATTTTCGCCACTCCTACGTAAAGCAATACAACTAATGGTATTCCAATTACAACAATAGCTAACAACTTCATTACTTATTCAACATAATTGGTAAACTAGCTTCAGTAGCTACAAAATACTTGTTTCCTTTTCCTGAATACATCATTTGGTACTTCATGAATGTAATATAGTTTTCCGTACCACCTAAAGCATCTTTCATGATATTGATACGTTTCTGTTCGGCTTGTGCATTAATAACCGTAGCTTGTGCATTTGCTTCAGCTTGTTTAATTTTTGCTTGCGCTAAAAGGATTGCTTTCTCAGCATTCAATTTAGCACTTTCTAAATCAGCTTTTGCATCTTCAATCTTTGCTTTTTTAGAACTTTCAGCTTCTAGTAAAATTTCTTTGCCATGACTTTCTGCATCTAACTGCGCTTGTTGACGTTGATAATCGTTACAACTTGTTAACGAAATTGCAGTTAAAATTACTGCTACTGATAAAATTACTTTTTTCATACTTATTTATTTATTGGTTTTTAAAATTTCAATTCGTTTATCGTATAAATCAACCTCACTTTGATATTGTGCTTGCTCCATTAAATGGTCAGCATATTGCGCTCGTTTCATTTTAAAATGCGCTTGTTCACGTAAGCTGGTTAAATTGTCGAATGTTTGCTGTGTTTCGACTGCTTTATTAAGTTCTTTTAGATTGTCTAAAAATGCCTTGTAGTTTTCTTGTGCCGCATAAATCGATGTCATTGAATTATCTCTTTCGGCTATTACTGCATTGTCATTGCATTGATAAATATAACACAAAGCCGTTCTAGTCAGTTCTTCTATTTCTTGTTTTTTCATAATCTTTTTTGTTTTGTTCTGCTAATATAATAAGAATTTATTTATTGACAATACTTTTCTTCCAATCTTTTTAACTCAGCATCGACTTGCTTATCTAATAACTCAGCTTCAATCAATGCAATATCTACCCATTCTTGAACTGTTTTGATATTTGGTTTAGCTTTCGTACCTAAATCAATTTCAGTATCACGAGTTACAACCTTATACCACAATGGGCAAATATTATTCTCAGGACGATACGAGCAAAAGATATTCTTTTCTAGCTTTTCATTCACTACGAAAGCGTGAAGCACTTGGTGAATGTTGTCACTTGGTATTTCATCTTGTCGTATTGTTTGGGTGTGTTTTTTAGAAGCTGGGCATTTAATCTCGCATTGTATTGTTCCATCTTCATTTAATCCATCAGGACTGATGCCTAATATTTTGATCGTGTCATGCGTAATAAATCCTACTTCATTAAACTTAACGAATACTTCACGACTTAGTTCTTCACGTGCTATTGGTTCTTTGTCTATACCTTCTTGCATTGCATAAGAAATATAGCCATCTTCTTCATCGTCAAAATCTTCAATCATTTGACTAATTAAATCATTCAGCAAAGTATCTGATTTAACAAATAAACCTTTTGCTAATGTGCCACCTATTACGCCTTTTTTAAGTAAGTGCCATTCGGTAGACCTTTGGAGTACGTTGTGAATTTTCATAGTGCTTGTATTTCTTCAATAATTTCTAGCCAATAATAATTCTCTTCATAAACACAACTATTAAAAACGTGTTGTGCGACAATCAATGCGCATTTCTTTGCATTTTCGATTCTTTGTTGCTCGCTGAAAGATTCAACCAATGGTATGAATTGTTCAATCAGTTCTTTTGCTTTCTCTATTGGATTCATAACATTTCTTGTTTTAATCGTTCTAAATAAAGTATAAAATCCATTGCTTCTTGTTTAGCGTGTTCAATCCATTCTAAGGTAGTTAAATCTTTACGCTCTAGTGTTGTTCCGTATTTAGCTATTCCAACCTCGCTACGTTGCTTAAATTGGTTTATAATGCTTTCTACTATTTGGTCTGTTTGTGTTTCTTCGATTACTTCTATTTCATATTCAAAGCAAGTTGTTATTCCTCCAATATTATCAATAAGTTCATAATTATCAAAACTATTAATTGTAGCTTCATAAATATTTCCAATTGTTAAGTGGTAGTTATTAAACCATTTAGCTTTTCTTACATATCTCACTCTCATAACCTTTCAATTTGCTCATCTGTTAATACAAAATTCTCTTCTAATTCTTTGCGAGTATAGTTACCATCCGTAATAGATTGTAATGCTTTAGCAAACCGTGTTTCGTTTAGCGTTTTCTTTTCAACTACTACTGCTTGCTGTTTTACTTTGATACCTCCTATTACTTGACCCATCATTTCAACAGTTGCATCAAAATATAATTCAATCTGCATACCAACCCAATTGGCAATATTTCTACTTTCAATAGGTGTTAATTGTTTTGTTTGCTTACATAACGAAGCAATGACTTTACGATTACCAGAATTTACTACCATCGGTTTAATATCTTCGGCAAACTCTAAAAAGTAACCATCTGTTTTATTACCCGATACGTCAACACCTTTTGAATAGTACGCATCTTTAATCGTTACTATACATTTTCCTTTTTCTGCGATGATTGCTTCAACGTCTACACCTGCTATGTGTGTAGCTTTTCTGTATTTCATACAGTCAACATTGTGTTCTTTCATAATTATTTGTTTTTATTGTTATACTATAAAATAGTCTTGTGAATTTTTTACATAATTTGCAAACATTTGCCGTGCTTCAATTTCTGAATACGCCTTTATAGTTACAACTATACAAGAATTAACTAAATGTTTAAACGTATATTCGTTTTGCTTTTTCATAATTATTTGTTTTAGTTAAATTGTTTCTTTTTAATAATTTTAGATTTTTGATAAATCACTAGTCATTACATAACTTCCATCATTAAGCTGTACTTCAAAATCTTTATCAGGATTTACCCAAACCACTGAGTACACATTTTTATTAATGTCATAATTAAAATATACTTTATCTCCGACTCTCATAATTATTTGTTTTTTGTTTGTCCAAAGATAAGTATTTATTTTAATTAAATTGCAATTGAAGTGAAATTATTTTTTAATCTCAGTTAATTTTGAATAATATAAATAAATACCACAACCATTTTCATTTTTAACAATTACTTCAAAATCATCAAATAATTCTATCCATGAATTGATAATATCCGAATTAGTTGGGTAATCAATGAAGCATTTAACATCGTTACCGTATAAGTTTTTATAAGTGTGTGTATATTTCATATTCTCCTATTTCTCCAATTCAACATACTTCGCTTTAATTCCTAGCTTTTGCAAGTCATCACGCAAATAATTAATTACTTGATTTCCGAATAATTCTTTCGGAACATATACACATCCAAAACTCCATGTTGTGTCTAATTCGTTTCTGTATCTAAATTTTGTTTTCATATACTTTTGTTTTAAATTCTCCAAGCGATCTAATTACCCAATACTCACGGCCAAGACTTTCAACACGTTCTTGAAACTCAATTTGTTTATCTGACTGTTTACCTTTATCATCTTTAAATTCACAGTACACTAACTTTTTACCGAAGTCAATTATTGTATCTGAAACACCACTCAACATTCCTGTTTGTAGTTTTCTAGATTGTTCTTTTGCGTCCTTACCTTCATTTGGTACGCTAAACATTAATAATCTTGGTTCGTGATGCTTTAAACAAAATGTATTTGTAAACCACATAACACATTCTTGCTGTATTTTACTTTCCGAATACTTCATATCTATCTCTATTTTCGTAAATAAATCCTTCTTTATAACCCATAAGCCTACAAAATTCTTCAGCTTCTTTATACGTTTTTAAATTGTGTAGTACATAACTAGCTTTTAATACTTTAGATTTTACAAGTTTTACCTTTTCAACCATATCGGCCTGCATTAATAAATTCTTTTTAGGTAATAACACTAACTTGGCCACCTCGTCAACATCATATTTCTCTTTAGCAGGAAAAGCATTACCACAATACTCACAACTTATAGCCTTTGCCACAACTAAAGCACCACATTTTTTACATTGTTTAATTGGTGAAGCACCTACTTTACTGCTTTTCTCGGCCTTGTTTAAATTCCATAGTCTTGGCGATTCCCAAAAGTCAAAACGTTTTACATTGTTACCAAAGTCAAGTAAATAGAAAAAGTCTTTACCTTCTTGTTTTCTACTACCACGGCCAACCATTTGCAAGTATAAAGGTAGTGATGAGGTAGCACGGTATAGAATTACAACTTCAATACTTGGTTCATCATATCCTGCGGTTAATATTCCACAGTTACAAAGTACGGCCGTTGGTGTATTCTTGAACCATTCCAATATTTCAATACGTTCATTATTTGGTGTGTTACCATCAATGTGCATGGCCTTAACTCCATTCAAATTAAATTCATCACAAACTTGTTTAGAACTTTCAATGTTTGATGCAAACAAAATCGTTTTTTTACCAGCTACTAATCGAAGGTAATTTTCAACTACTCCCTTATACGTTTTGTTTTGATCGTAATATTGTTTAGTATCGTAATCTTCACCAACTTTTTTAAGGCCTTTAGTTTCAATTAAAATACCGTATGTATGTACATTACATAAATAACCTTCACGAATCAATTGTGGCGTGTCAATTTCTTGTACCATATCGGTGTAGAACTCACTTAAACATTCTTGTTTACCTGTTCTTAATGGTGTGGCTGTTGCTCCAATACATACAGTTTTCTCAGAAATAAATGGAAACACTTTATTGAATGTTGTTAAATGTGCTTCGTCCATTATTATCATGGTTCGTGATTCAATAAATTCTGCGTATTGTTCAGCACGCTTGTATAACGTTTCAATCATTGCGATATGTAAACTATTTTCTAAATTTGGTTTGCTTCCTGCTGTAATCAATTCAGGGTTTAAATTGAACTTTGAAAATGTACTATCTGTTTGATTTATTAATTCAGTTCGATGTGTAAGAATTAATACCTTACCGCCACGTTTTAAATGTTCTGAAACCATAAATGTAAACTTTACAGTTTTGCCTGAGCCGGTTGGTGCGCATAGAATTATACGTTTGTTTCCGTTCTTAATGCTTGCACGTATTCCATCTATAATCTTCTGTTGATAATCTCTAAGCTCTACCATCTAATCTTTGTTTTAACAATTCATTTTCACCTCTTAATGCGTGAATAATACCTTCCATTTCGTACATTTTATTATGACAAAATATTAAGTTATTCAACGTGCGTTCGGTGCTTTTAATTTTTTCCGTTTGCATATCAGTTTCTTGTAGCTTTTTTAGTGTTGTTTCAGTCCTTTGAATAAGTCTAGCTAAATACAATTGGCATTTACGGTATTCTACATTTTTAATATGGTCTGGGTCTAGTCCAATCCGAACCATCATTTCTTTAATTGATTCCATTAGAATGGTAAATTATCTTCGTTTGTAAATCCGTTTTGTTTAATCATGAACTTTTTAACTCCATTTGATGTATTAGAATCATATTCAAGGCCATGAAATTTGCAGTATTTTTTAATATCAATCGTTACTGCATTTTTCGTTTTAGCATTCCATCGTTTTGGAATCATGGTTAAATAGTTTTCGTAGGAATCATTTGCCGTTATCCATTCGTTTTTAACAACCGCATCAATACATTCATATAGTTCTTTACTAATTTCAACTTGAAGTTTCTTAAACGGCAAAGAAATGCTATTGTAACTCATTAAGCCATTGTTCAAATACTTCTTTAAACATTCAATCATATAACAGTCAAACCTTGCCCATTCTTTTGCATCCCAAGAATCAAATAATTTATGGCCAAAGAAATCAATTGGCGTATAATCTGAGTTGAAAAATGTACTTAGTTCTACTTCAAATTTTCTTGCATCATGTGAGCCACCTTTACCTTTGATTGTGTAATTCGTTGTGATTAATATTTTAGGACTATCTTCAATAGGTAGTTTAATAGTGTCCTTGCCTTTGTAGGTAATTTCAATACCTTCAGTAATTACAGAAAACAATTGTTCAAAATCAAAGTTCTTTTTAACATCATCCCAAACCAAAACTTGACAATCTGTTTTTACACTTTGATAGGGGAATGGTGCGTCAAATTTAAATGACTTACCGTTTAACGATTGAACTTTCTTTAAGTGTTTAAGGCCATTCCAAAATAAACCTTTTCCACTTCGACCATTTGGATCGTCTGAAATCAATTCATCATTTAGAATTATAGCCTTATTATCACCTCCTACATTATAACTGTGAAGTAAGTAACCAATAACAGTTTGAAACGTATTATATCTTGCTACTGCGTTTTTATACTTTTCTGTTTCTTCACTTGTTGGGTTGGCCGTTAAATCGAAACCTCCTGAAATCTTCCAAATGAAAGTACGGTATTCGCTTTCGTGGTGGTCTGCATCAATGTATTCACGTTTTATTACTTGGTCTTCCCAAATATGTAAACCATAATGCGTATAAGGTTTTAGTTCGGCCTTATTTTTAGATACCTCAACAACTCCGTTTTGATAGAATAAAAAGGCCTTATCTTTCGTATCTCGCAAAACTGTAATTTCATCGCTCTTAATCATTGACAAATATTGTCTTTGAAATATCGAAGCACGGCCAGTCATTAAGTTGTAAACTCTTTTACCTAGATTGTTATTCAAAATGTAATCTAAAACAAAATCCTTTACGTCTAATTCATCACGAATCTTTAAGAATATTCCATCCTTGTGAATAATGTTAAATGAACTATTCGGGTTTGGTTTGTTCTTGAAGAAATTGTTTGCTTCTAAAAACTCTTTAAACTCGTAATTGTCAAGTGATACTTTACCGTTATCACCTTCAGTCCAAAATGGAAATGTATTATTATCGTTCATCAATGTAGAATTATAAATGTTTTACCATCTGATGGATATATTGCATACATCCTAATAGGCTTACTTAAATACTTTCTGATTGTCTTGTATGGTATAACTGAGTTAAACCAAATTGAATCCATTTCACGCCAAATATAAACATTGGGTAAATGGCCTTTTAATGTTTCTAAAGTTTCATCCATGCCGTGCTAAAAATATAAGGGGGTTTGCCGAGTATTAGCACGACCAAATAGAATCGGCAATTAAACCCCCTGTATTAAAAAATGTCTTGTTTTAAATCGCGCTAATACGGTTGTAAATATAATAATAATTTTAACATACAATGCAAAAAGGAGAAAGTTTTTACTAAAATAAAATGTTTTACCTGACTTTCTCCTTAACTTTTTCTGAGTGTTTACGTGGTACTAAACGGTTTTAGTAAAAAAGTAAAAAGTTTTTTCAGATTTTTTTATTTTTCTACTTTTGGCCTTTTTTATATATAGAATAGGTTGAATATTTTTTCTTTTTTTTCTCCTAATCTTCTGAAATGCTTGGTATCACTCAGAAAAAGATAGTAAAAACACAGGTAAAACACAGTAAAAAGTTGTAAAATGGCCTAAAAAGTTTCTCCTGAATACAAAAAAAGCACCTTAGTGGTGCTTTGTGGAATTAAAAAAGGGGAAAAACTAGCATTTAACCCCTATTTTTTACCTAACCGTAAACAAAAAATAATTATGATACGGCTAAGATAGGAATTATTTTGATATAAGTTTCAAATATCTGTTACGCTCCTTCTTCGTTGTTTACTGATTTATTCAATCTCCATTTATAGCATAAATACTTTTTACAATGCGTAGTTGTTGCCCAATCTCTTTTCATCAACTGCTTTGCTCTTTTTTCTCTAATTGTCATTCCATCGTTTTTTTAAGTTCTTCTTGTAGTAATCGCATTTGGTAGAAATCTTCACAAGCTAATACACGCTCTTTTAATGTTTGAACTAATACCAATCGGTTACTTATTCCTAATTTTTCACAAATATAGTTTTTAACAATATCGAAATCTTCATGTTTGTATCTGTATTCAGATAGTAATTCATATTGTTTTAGTCCATGCAATACCGTAGAATGATCTCGATTAAAAAATTTGCCTATTCTATCAAGTGAAAGATTGTAATTTCGTAGATATTTATACAAAATAAATCTACCATAAACCCTTTCTCTTAGTCTGCATTTAGATTTTAAATCCATTTCTTCAATCAGTTTTACAACGGATTCGAAATCTAATTCATTATCAATGTTCTTCATCTTCGTTTATTCTAATTTCGTTTACTAAATCGTCAATTCGTTTTACAATATCAATATAGTTTTGAGATTGCTCACTATCTAAATTTGCAGTTGTTTTTTCTACTTCTTTTTCAATGAATGAATAAAAGTTTTCACAACGAATTTTAAATTCTCGCTTGTAAATTAATGTGTTGCTTAATTGGTCAATTGTATGGATAACACTTTGCATCTGTAACATAAGTGCTAGTGTTAAATCCATTTGGTGCTTCATTTCTTTGGTCATTGAATCGCTTTTATCTGTTTAAAAATATGTTCTGCTTTTTCGTTGAATGTCATTCCTTCACCTTCATTAACTGTTGATTGAATTTTAATTTTAGGAATGTAAACGTTTTCTTTTGTTTGTGGCTTAGTGTCTTTGTTTAGCCATTTAGTTATTGATTTCATAAC